ATTTAATCTTCAAGGGTGTAGTATCCCTTTTAGTATGCTGGTGGGGACATCAGCGCAAGCCACTCGAAAGGGTGGCTTTTTTTTGCACTAAACATTTTTATTAAAAAAAGTAAAAAAAGTTTTGACACGCATTTTATTGTCCTTTACTGCTCTTATCGTCTACGAAACACATCACTGTTTAAAGGGGATTGATTGTCACTCGCAAGAGGGAACGATAATACTATTAGGCAATGATATGAAAAAACCCACAATAAAACAATATACATTAATAAAAAACCAAAATGAGTCAAAAAAGTATTTTACAAACGCCAAGATCATTCCTACAAGATGCAAACCCAAGGATGACTAATACCCCAATACTACTTAATTTCGTAGCGCCTCCGCTGCGAGTTGTGCAGATAAGTGAATTAATTTACACGTATCTTGACTGCAGGGCAGTGAATTTTACACCACCTGCGTACAAAACTATGAGGGCATGTGCTGGAATATTTAGGTTAGTGCTAAAAGATTTGGGAATGAATGAGGATATGGATACGAGATACTTGGGTGGCACACATCCGAAGTATAATCTTACTTTGCCTGCGCACTATGCACAGGTATTCCCAGAACATAAGGAACGCTTGAGGCGCGCAAAGAGTTTGTTCAGTCGCAATATGTGTGAGTATTATGTGACTTGCGGAATTGAAGCTCGGTTCTTCGCTAATTGGACTGCACACCGAGTTGCACCAATTGGCGTAAAGTCATTCATTCCTACGGATGCGATTGATCGCATGATCGCAAAGTGCGAGGAAGTTCGATTTGAGCGACCTAATATTTACTTAGCATTCTTGCTTGGGTATGGACTCGGATTGCGAAGATCCGAGATGAAGCGAGTTAAGTGGAGTGATTTTTATTCAACGCTTGATGGCAATAAATTAATTCGGGTCTGGCAACCCAAGAGCATCAAGCGTGCAAAGCCCACAGACTTTGAAGACAGGCCAACTGATCCAACGTATTGGGATTTAATCCAAGACCTTCGTGGTGATGCAGCATCAGATGCATTGGTGTTGGATACACCTGGTTATTTCCTTCGAGTAGTATTTAACTCGTTCATAAAGAACGAGTGTGCAGTGAAGGAGACTTACCGCATTCACCTTTTACGTAAGTACTGTGGACATCGCATCATGCGTAGTGATGGAATCTATGCAGCTAGCAAGGCGTTGGGTCACGCAGATACAAAGATCACGGATCGTATCTACTCAGGATTGCCTCAGTTAAAGGCATCCTAATTTAAACTTCTAATTTTAAAAGCAATAAGTTAACAAAAAAACATACTACATATGACTACACCTAATTACACAATAGTATTTAACGGAATTGAAATGGCACGAAAAAAGGACGGCACAGTAGAAATATTCTGTGACCGCCCCAGCACAGTCTGCATAGCAGACTTAATAGAACAATTAATTAACCTTTCTTCAACTCAAAGCGAAGTGGCATCTGGAACTGCATATTATTCTTTGCAATCGCATCCGTGCCAGCCCGAAGGATCAAGTCATACACTTGGGCTTGGAGAAGACCGGTATCTTCAGAGAGGGATTTAACAATTTTCCGCACGGACGGAGATAATCGAATTGATACGGGTTTTGTGAGATTGGGTTTTTGTGGCATAAAACACACAGAAGGACACACAAGACTACTTGTCAATACATAACACGCAAAAATAGTAAATAAATAAAATATGGGATTCTTACCTAATAATATAAAAGCACCTTCAGAAGGTGGTGGTGGTAGTGGAAACTACCTAAGATTCACGCAAGGCGAAAATAAGTTTCGTATTATCGGGGCATCGGATGATAAGCCGACTCCAGGCTTTATTCATGGAACGCTTGGATGGACAGAAGAGGATGGCAAGAAGCGTCCGATCCGCTGGGCAGAAGGCACACAAGCACCAATGCAGTTCGCAGACAAGCCACGCAATTTTTATGCGTTCGTGGTTTATAACTATAACGAAAGCAAGGTTCAAATCTTGGAGCTTACTCAGGTAAAACTACAAGCAGAATTATTGCAGCTTGCACAGGATGAAGATTGGGGTGACTGCCGGAAGTATGACCTTAGTGTGGTACGAAATGGAGAAGGTCTGGACACAACTTATGCAATGAATCCAAAGCCTATCAAGAAGATGGATGAGGACATTCGTGCCATTGCAAAGGCAGAGTTAAAGAGGATAAACCTTCCAGCATTGTTTGATGGTGGAGATCCATTTGCAGAGTTCACACCTCCTGTTGAAGAAGTGGATGAAGACGGAGCGCCATTCTGATGTTACGTCCTAATATCAGTAACGAGGACTACCATGCTGATACCGCTTTGGGTTCGAGTCGAGCAAGACAATTGCTCGGCTCTTGCCCACTCAAGGTGAAGCATTCGATGCAGTTCCCCACGCCAAGCACACCAGCATTATTAAATGGTAGCATGGTACATACCGCTACACTTGAACCTGCACTTACAGATATTGAGTTTGGATGCAAGCCACTAGAGATTGATGGCAATTCTAGCAGAACGAAAGCGTACAAAGAAGCATTTGAATTAATGGAAGAAGCAGAACCAAACAAGCGTTGGTTACCACCTGCTGACTATAATATGTGCATGGATGTAGCTGGATCTGCACGCCAACATCCTTTGTTGATGGAAATGCTATACCACCCGGAAAGTAAGGTTGAGCATACAGGATTCTTCGAGATTGAAGGCACGCCATGCAAGGTGCGTCCTGACTTGTACAATAGCGAGAATGGAATGGTGCTTGATCTTAAAAGTACATTGGATGCAAGTGAGAAAGGATTTGCTAAGAGCGTACGCCAATTTTCCTATACGTTTCAAGCAGCATTCTACATGACTGCATTAAGACAAATGGGCGAGCGACCCAAGCAATTCGTATTCTTAGTGGTAGAGAAGTCTGCACCATTTGCAACTGCCTGCTATACATTGGAAAACGCAGACATCGAAAAGGAGATCCCACGAGTACTTGAAGCAATCAAGTTGTATGGTGAATGCTTACGGACTGATGTATGGCCTGGATATAGTGATGACGTTAAAACGCTAAACCTTGGGACATTATATGCCAAGAATCGTTTGTCGATTTCACAACTTGCTCAAAGGTTTGGCGTGAGTAGGAGCTATGCCCACCGGATAATTAAGAAGCACCAAGTGGTGGGGCAGAAGATAGGGAACAAAAAACTGATTGACATGGTTGATTTTTCCACTGCTTTGCGTTGGGAAAATGAGGGAAAGAAGTCTGCGTGATGGGTAGGAATCAGGGAAAAAAGAAATACCTTATCACCTCCAAGAAGGCACTAAAACTCATGGGTTACAAATCACAAACATCCTTGGATCAATTCCATGAGGATGAAGGTTTAACATGTTACATCATTGATGGCATGACATGCCGAGGTGGGCGTGGATTCGCATGGGACAAACGAGAAATTAATAAATGGTTAAAAACCGAAGGAAGGGACACTGAAGAATGGCTAATAGATTGAAAATAAACGAGATGGATAAAGTGCTGGGCTATGCCGAGGAACACATGGCATCTGGTAATTTTAATGGCGCGGTTGTGGTACTACATGCAGCAATGAAACAGTTAGTGGCAACACTTGCTGGTGAGGATATGAATAATGTAAGTGATCCTGACATCACTATTATGACTACCCGTGACTGCATGGTATCGGTGGGAAAGATAAAGCAAATCTGTGCAGACACGATTGGCGTGAGTGTTGCGGAGATTGAAAGTAGGAAGCGTACACAGGATGTATCATTGGCACGCCAATGTGCGATCTACTACAGTCGAAAGCAAGGTTACAAGGTGGAAGAATTAGGTAAGGTGTTTAATAGAAACCATAGTAATATTTCCCACACCTGTAATAAGATTGAAGACCTACTTGAATGTGACCGTGAGATGGCATCCAAGATTAACCTGGTGGGAAGAAATATAAATGGGCAAAATTAATTCTCGATCTAAAGGAGCTAGATACGAGAGAGAATTAGCACGTTACTTATCTGAAAATGGTTATCCAGATTCACGCAGAGGACAACAATTCTCTGGTGGATCGGATAGCCCGGATGTGGTCAGTGACTTTCCATTTCATATCGAGGCCAAGCATGTGCAGGCATTGAACCTGTATGCCGCTATGACGCAGAGCATACGAGATGCAGGTGAGAAACCACCATGCGTAATTCACAGAAAGAATAATACTGAGAGCATGTTTACATGCAAATTGGAAGACCTAATTAAATTACTAAACGAGAAGTCATGGACTTCAAAAACTAACTAACAACAAAAAATAATATGATAACTGAATTAACAAAAACCTATGATGAAATAACCAGCGAATTTAAAGATGCGATTACCAATGGCATTAATGGATTTGTAAAAGCCGGAGAGATATATGTAAAAGCAATAGACCAAGACCCTGAGTATGCAGATAAAATGCAACTTGAGTTTAGTGACATTGTACCTGCCAAAGCATGGAAACAATTTGAAGCTATTGGCAGAAAATGGATACATCCCAAACTTATTCTTGGTGGTATGTCAGATGCGAAAAAGACACACATTGTGAAGCGTTTACCTTATAGTCTACAGAATCGTGTCTTTGATGGTGAGAAGTTTCCATTACTGATTGCTGGTGGTGATGTCCTAGATGTAAGCATACTTGATGCAAGTAGCCAGCAGACCATGCAGTTATGCGGTGAAGGCAATATGCGTACACTAACAGAGCAGAAGGCATACATTGAAGATAGCAAGCTAAGAGAAGACTTAAAGCCACAGGAGCTACCTTACTATGTACAGAAGGGTAAGATTATCTTTCGTAAGAATACAGAAATAACCAGGGCAGAACTCAAGCAGTTACTTACTCAGGTATGAGGTCAGAAGCTAATAGAGAAAAAATACTCTACAAGCATTGGGAAAACAAGGGCTATACTAAAAAAGCGATAAAGTTTTATAAGTTTTTATGTAAAGTAAAGTTTAAGATGCTTAAAGATTATGAAGTCGATATTATTGATTGGGAAATTAATTACTCAGGTTGGTTACGTGATTTGTGGCAACCATTGGTTTATATTAGCCAAGAATATATAAACAAAGTAAGTAAAGAGCAGGAAGATGTACATGGTAGGAGAGTTCCATTTATTAGAGTTTGGGTGCATTGGGATGGTTCTAATCCATATCGTGGTAATGGACTTACACATCAACCAAGTAAGCATGAATGGCACATTGTAAAACCAGGTTACTATAGGTTACACATTAGAAAAAAATCATACATGTGGAATCAAGAAATGGAATACTGTACTTACGAAATGTTTTACCATAAAGGAATGCCAGCATTTAACCCACATAATACTAGATGCTATGTTAATGAACCAACTAGAGCGTTCCATAAGTTAGATTATCATTATCAAGAAATTAAAAAACAAAAACTTGCAGAGAAACAAGCAATCAAGGATCGCAAAGAAGAAACCTATAATCGTTTAAAGAATAAGCGTGTCATGCAAAATGTAATTGCACGTCAAAACGAAAGAGAACGATTGAAGCGTGTGCGTGGTATTGTGCCAACGAAAGCAACCACCGCATTCTTTCAAGCACTTGCAGTTGGATCTGCAATATCTAAGACATGACCGAGTTCGACACGAGTCTTAACATTGGCAAGCTGCGAGAGGCCGAGTTAATTGCGTTCTTCCAATCTCTTGGACACAAGCCCATAGCAATACCGGGCAAGTTCACAGGCTTTGATTTCTTCCTGGCAAACACCAAGGAAGGATACGAGGTAAAGCAAGATTGGAAGGCGCACTACTCTGGCAACCTAGTGGTGGAAATAGAAATGTATGGTAAGCCATCCGGGCTTATGGGAACAACGGCAGATTGGTGGATCTTCGACACAAAATTGGAGTTTATATTTATATCTCCAAGGAAGTTAAAAGACTTAATAGTGGAGAAGAATCCACCACTGCGGATCTTTACAGGGAAGGGTGATACCCAGCCAAAAAAGGCATACTTAATACCCGTAGAAACGATTAAAAAATACTCCTCTCGAACACTTTTGCGAGATCAAATACTACAAACAAATACAAACACGCACAATGCAAACACTTAATAAAATAATGAATAAAATAATATTTACTGCCATGTTTATCGCAGCAATCATCACTTGGACATGGATGATTTTTGCCTGGATCATAGCAATAATAGGAGGATAAAAATATGTCAGAAGAAGAAAAAGAAGAAGGAAAAAGTTACACAACATCATTCCGATTAAACGAGTCCGCAAACGCAAGATTAATGACGTTTTGTGAGCTTACCGGAATGAGGAAATCTGAGGTCGTAAAAGCAGCGATTTCACAGTTCATTGCACCAACCATCCAAAATGCCAATGTAATACCCCCGTATTACAATCCTCGCGCACACACGTGTGTAGATAATAATATTATATCTAACGATATAATGAAAAATAATACAGAGGCTAAAATCAAGGATGCAAAAAAGGAGCAAACTCATGCATGGTTTCAAGCATTCTGGGAAGTATGTAAAAACCAGCAATTTGCAAGACGTGTTGTCAAGACTATCAGGCATAATTGGGATGCACTTGCAGAACTTGATCCGAAGATAGTTGCAGATAAATACAATGAACATTTTAGCTTGAAAGGAAATTATGCAAAACATCCAAACTCATGGTTGAATGATGGAGGCTATGATAATGTCGTAGATAATTCTGTTTCTACTCATGGCTTGAATTTTGATGTTACCATGAAACACCCTGATGATTGATTATGAGCTAGCAGAACAAGCAGTTCTCTCTTCCATGCTTCATGATGAAAGTGGATTAGCAACTGCACAAGCTGGAGAAGCGTTAACCAAAGATGACTTCTCTAGCATGGATCGTGGAACGATATTTGAAACGTGCCTGCGACTATCTCCATGCAACGAGATTGATTTAATCATTGAACATGCACACCTCAAAGATGAAATCCTTTTTCTAAGCGAGAAGTATGGTGGTGGTTCAATTGAAAGATACATTGAAAAATTAATAAACCATCGTAACACGAGATCCGTGGAGCGTGCATTGTGGCAAGCCAATGATGATTTAAAAGAGAGCAAGCCTGCTGAAGAGATTTCTCAGACATTTGTAAACACCATTGCAAAGTCACTCAGTCAAAGAAAGGGCGTGGTAAGTTGTGGAGCAGCAAGTAAGGAAGCATTTGCAGAGTTTCTTCAAGTGGATGCTGGAGGTACACAAGCAATCAGTACAGGCTTGCCCAAGCTTGATGCAATTCTTGGTGGTGGATTCAAGAAAGGTAGCTTGTATGTCCTTGCTGCACGCCCAGGAGTAGGAAAGTCTGCTCTTGCAATACAAATGACATACGAGACTGCAAAGCGTGGTTTAAGGACAAGCTATGCAAGCTTGGAAATGTCATCGTCAGAATGTTGTGGAAGACTTTTGTCTAATGCAAGTGGAGTGCGAAAACCTACAAGCAAGGGGTTTCTCCAACCCGGACATAAGCAAAAGCTAGAGAAGCAAGTACAGGCAATGCAATCATGGCCAATTACATTCAAAGATGATAACCAAGCCACCATGCAGTCAATCTCTGCATTCATTGCCAAGCAAAGACTTGAAGGTGAGCTTGGTTTAATCGTAATCGATTACTTGCA